AGCAGCCTTTGCAAGTGCTCCGATTACTTCGTCAGCATCCCATGATGCGACAGTTGCGGTGTTGAAATCACCAGATGCAGCAATAACTGCAGCACGAGCAGCAGCGTTTGTTGCAGCAGCATACTTAGCGACCATTGCACGGAATGCAGTGTCAACATAAGCAATGCTTGAACGCTCTACAACCTGACGAGACATATCTGTGTAACCACCGTATGTCTTGATTGGAGCGGTTTCAGATGTTAGAGTCAACTTGCCGTAGTCAAGGACATCGCCTTCTGCAGCCTGTTCTCCAACAGCGAGAGTATTTGTATTTACCTTTGGATACTCAACATTCATTCCATCTGCAGGTAGTGCTGCTGAGGATAGAACATTAAATGTTGGGCGACCAGCGTTAAGAATACGAACAGTGTCAGATACCCAAGCGTTCTTCATAATAGAATCGCCTGAATCTGCACCTGTGAATGTACGGTGTAGTGCAAGAGCATCTTCGTTTCCTGCTGCTACAGCCTTAACCCAAGAACCGAATGAACGGAACTGTGGGACTTGAATTGTTGGAGTTGCTGTTGATGCAATTACATCTAGACGGCGCTCCAACTCCTCTGCGTGATTACGAACTTCGTTAATTGCTGAAGTGTAATCAGGTGTTTCTTTTTCCATGGATATTTCCTCCTGATTGGTTTCTTCTCTGACTGAAAGTACTTCAGCCTTATCGTAAGCAGGAAATGCCACTAAGGATACTTCCTTAAGGTCAACCTTTTTACGGATTATTGTTTTGTCTTTCTTTTCATCTATTACTGGGATGAATCCAACTGAGAATGAGCGGATTGCTCCATCCTTAACCAAGTTAAGTGTCTCATTTCCCAAAACTGTTTCTGAAATCTTTGCTCTAATTAATAGGCCTTCATCAGATTCTTCCATTTCTGTGACGACACCAATGATGTCTTCATGGTCACGGAATAATTTAACATTTGCGTTTAAATCTACTGCACCTTTTTCAAAGCGCTCAGACCATCCACCACCAATGTCAATTGTGTCATTATAAGGAACAGCCATGCCAGAAACTTCACGCTTCTCAGCATCAGTTGCTCTTATCTCAAATGAGCGGGTAATCATATTTGTCATAGTCATTACTCCATTTTACGCCACAGGTTGATTGTCAACTGGGACATCAACTGCGACTGGTTGTTGAGTTATTTCTGACATGCCTTCCATTTCACGAACTTCAGGTACTGTCAAGAAATTATTTGTTAAGCCAATTGCATATGACTCATATCTTGTTTTTACATTTGGACGAAGGAACTCAGTCAAATTAAATTCTGCGTACTGTCCTCGTGGAAGAAGATCTGTAATCGCTTGCTGGATACGAACAATATATTGTTGTAAACCATCTTCATATAGTTTTGCTCTGTCTTCGTTACCGTTTACATAAGTCATGCCTTGTCCTTCAATGCCTAGACCCAAATAAAGTGTTGGTACACCAAACATCATTGCGATTTGTCGTGTAATAAACTTCTGGTTTTCTAGGAATTGTGCCTGCTCAGGGTTAAGTGAAATAGAATCATACTTAAGACCTGATGAAAGGACTGCAATACTTCTTTCTTGCTGAGATGCAATGAATGCTTCTTTATTTTGTTTTGCTACATCTGCAGAAAGAAATTCTGATGTTGTTAATGTTCCTGTTGGAACTGCTGCTGTTCTAAACCAGTTGTCTGCATAATTATGTAAATCTAATGCAGAACGCAATACTGATTTGTGTCTTTGAATTGGTCCTTCACCAAGAAGACTTGTTGCATTTGGACTGTGCCACAATTTGAGATGCTTGATATCTTTTGATGAATATCTTTTTGAACCATACAAGTAATAAATCTTTCCTGTCTCATCTGTTGAGACGCTTACATCTGTTGGATGCAAGTTTGTAATATTTACAATGCCTCTTTGTCCACGCTTAATTAACCAATAAGCATTTCCAAATGTAGCCATGTGAATTAATGTTGTACCAAGCCATTCTGCTTGTGAAATTTGATTTTCAATATCTGGTGTTTCTAACCAAAGCGGTGTTGTTAATTGTTCGTTGCCTCTATAAACATTTACAGGGATCTGCATTATTGCAGTTTCCAAAACTGAAGTTGCTCTTGAAACAGGAACAAGGGTAAGTGCAGTAGTTGGTGTTACTCCAATTGCTTCTCTTGCTGGTGCAGTGTTTGCTATTCCACGATTTTCAGTGTCAGGAACAAATGCTGGAGTTAACTCATAACCAAGTCTGCTTACTAATCTGTCTCTAAATCCCATTGCGTTCTCCTCAATGTACCATCTGTTGCGGTTTGATTTGTGTTTCCACAAACCAGATGGCTAATACTGTTGCTACTGCTGCATCAATATCAGTTCCACTATCTTTACGGGCGATTCTCCATGATTCTCCGCTATTTTTGCGTACTGCTCGTTGCATTTGTAGGGTAACTATCTCATCACGAGGATGAATTAATTGCCTCTTGATAATTCTACTATAAGTGTTGTTTGACGCAGATATTAAATCTTTATTACTTGTCATTTGTACACGCAAACCCTTTTGTTTTAGGGCAGCACCCAAATCATCCAACACATTTCCATCCATGATAAATGGCTTTCCGTATTTTGCCAGGTCTACACAGACTTTAATGACATTATCTATATCTGTATTATTTAATGATGCCACCAATTCTGTGGCTATCTTTCCGTCTTCTTGCATCTGTGCAGTGACAATACTGACATATTCCCAGCCAGAGGTTCTTTCAATTGCAAACACTTCTGGGTTGGTTGGCCTTCCTTCAGGGCATTGAGACCAGGCTCCAACAGGGATCCAAGCGTTCATACTGGACACAAACTGGTTTAAACGATATCTTCTAGCGTCTGGTTCAGGCATTGTTGCTAATTCATTCTTGACAGATTCCCAATTTAGGATTCCGCTTGCTAATTGTGGGTTTGCGGTACGCACAGCCTCTTCATCATCTAGGGCACAACCCTTTGGTGCTTCCCAGCAGAAGAATCCAAATCTTTCCAAGTCTTCTTGCCCATTTATGGCAGCCATTCCTCTTTCGTACAAATGTTTGAGAAGGTTTGATGTGTCATCGCCAGCAGTTGTGATTCCAATTGTTATGCCATCTGTGCGGGTAGCAGAACCAAGGCTCATAGCAGTCCAAACATCTTCTTTGGCAACATGCAACTCGTCAAATATAACCATGGAAGGATGCAGACCTTGAGCAGTTGCAACATTACTACCAATAACCTTATACATACCTGTACCATCTTTAGTCCAAAGTCCTCTATGTTCTGTGGATTTACTAAAGAAATGTGCAAGCAATTCACTTGAATCTACCTGGTGTTTTAGCCTGCGATAAACGATTTTAGCCTGATCAGCAGATGCTGCAACAGAGATAACTTCAGGTGCAGGCTCATGCAGGAGCATCCCATAAAGGGCAAATAAGGCTCCTAGGAGGCTCTTTCCGTTCTTCCTAGGCATAGATATCACTACCTGCTTATAACGCAGCCTACCAGCCTTAGAAGGGTCGTGGTAGGTATCTGGATATCGCTCTAAGACCCTGTTGATTAAATCCTTTTGCCAGTCAGTTAATACCAGGATTTCATCGTTCTTCTCAGGTAATCGCCATAAGGTTTGTGCAATATTAATTACCTTATTGCCATCAGTAGGATAATCTTCTGAAAGTGGCACGGTAAAGTAAGTAGGAAGCCAATTAGCCATTAGCAATTGCAGCCAACATATCTGCTGGAGACATTTCTGTAGCCTTGCGGTTATTGAGCAAACCTAGATTGCCAAGTAAGGCTATTAGGATAGGTGCATTCTGATGGCGTTTCTCAGGAAAGGCATCTATGGTTTCTGCCAATAGGACTGCTTGTTTGGCTGCTCCTAAATCTTCCTCAGATAGCCATGTAGCCTTGGATATGGATAGACGGACAGATTCGGCTAGGCTCATATCTAGGTTTAGTGGTTCATTTATTGCTGATACATCTCTTAGACCTCTAGGGCCTTGGTGTATACCTGTTCTCATATTGCTCCTTTTACTATTTTATATTTCTGGTTTCTATTATACTCTATCAGGGTTTCCTGCATAAAAATAAAAAAACCAGAATAATTTATTTATCTCAAACCTTCAAACCTTTGTATCCCAAACCTTCATATCCGCATATCCAGCATATGCCCAATACAAGGTTTGTTATCTTACCAGGAGTAATGGATATCCTTTCCTATACCCTGCGATTTTGCGGGCTCTTGACAAACCTTCATATCTGTGATATGGGCGTATGGGCGTATCAAGGTTTGAGATGAACTGTCTCATTATTTGGACAGGCCTTAGAAAGGCCGCTCTTTTAAGAGTATCCAAACCAGCATAGCCTATCAAACCAGGTATCATGAGTACCTCTTATTCCAATACCTCAATCGCTTTAATGTCTCATTACCTCTACCACTGTTACATTTCTTACAGCATGGTAATAGATTGGATACTTCATTGGTACCTCCAAGACTTACAGGTATTATGTGATCTGCTTCATTTGCTGGATACCCGCAATAATGGCAGGTCCAGTTACTAGCCTCTAGGACTATCTTTCTATTACGCTTATATTCAGCAGTGGCATAAGGGCTACCCATAATACTCTAGCCATTCCTTATTCATAGGTATATTGGTGAAGTCTGATGCTTCTAGGTCCCTGCCGATTCTGGCCTCTAAGCATAGTAGGCATAGCATTCCATCATCAGGAGCCATACCTGACTGTTCCCAAACCTCATCATTAACCATGTAGTATTGTCTTAATCCCAATGGAGATGTGTCTGTTTTGCAGTCTACACATATAAACCTTAAACAACCAACAAT